CCTATATTATTATTTGAAGCACCGTCGCCCCATCCGTTTGCATTTGCCATTTTTTAAGTTGTTATGTCTCCAGATAAAACCCACTCGTTAGTATCTATCTTTATTAACGTTGCTTGTGCGTATTGTGCCAAAAGTTTATTTTTACCGCCGTTACTTCGCATTGTTACCGTAGCAGTTGGTGCAACCGTAGTTTGTCCCGTACCGTACTGAATTATAATAATTTCCGTTCCTATTGGAAACGCATGACTTGTATTAGTAGGTATTCTTAAATCGTTAGCGCTGTTATTATCTACTTTGATAATTTTATTCGCATCCGCTAAAACTAAATTATTTAAAGTCGAAGAATAAGTATTAATATTTTTAGTTACTATTTCAGCACCCGTAATATACTTACTTGCAAAAGTACCACCCCCAGCATCTTGTGCAATTGCAAAACGATCTGAAGCAACTAAATTACTTCCTTTCGCTGTTAATTGACTTATCTTTACGTTCGCCATTTTGCTTGTTTAAATACGTTATTAATTTCTTTATGTTTTCTTGTTTCGGTTTATATTTCTTCATAAATACCAGCCTTGATAATTGTTGTTTGTGTCCGGGTACATATCTCCGTTTGAATTACTATTGTATTCAGGAAACTTATCGTTATTAAAACTTATATGTTCAATAAATCTTTCAGTGTAATGCTGCGCAATACTTCTTTCTTTTTCTATTAAGAAATCTATTTCAACTTTTTCTACGTTAGTTGCGTTTTCTGAATTGTGTTTATACACCCCTTTATTTGCTATTGTATAAGCTGCAAAAGGTAAGTATTCAACCATTGCCCAGTGTATAAGCATCGGTTTAACATACGTAACTAAAAGATTATTATAGTCCGTTGGTATTGTGTAAATCGAAGTTATTGTAACCGCTCCATTTGTACCACCAGAAACAGTTGCCGTATTTCCTACTTTGTAACCCGTTCCCGCTGTATTTATTGTAGCGTTTGTAATTAAACCAGAAGGAGCAGTAATATTTAATTTTAAACCCGTTCCCGTTGCGCTCGTTGTATTTACAGCCGTTCCCGTTGTGTATCCAGTTCCTTGGTTACTTACTGTTATTGCAGTTGGTATTCCTGAAGTAGCTAAAATAATTTCAGCTTGTAATTTTTGTAGTAAATCAGTACCTAAGAAATTTTGTATGTGAATGTCTTGAGCTATTTTAACGTACTGAATAAAATTGTCCGTGTCTACGTTGCCATTCATTGCAGTGAACTTTACAACGTCTTGTCTTGTAATTAAAAGTGCTTCAGCCATTATCGTGTAATTTTTCTTTTAGGTTGTGGGTTACTTGGTAAAAATCCGTAGTTAGGCATATCCACTGGTCTTGCGCTTACTTTAGAATCATTCTTTACAACGTACCCTAACTTTTCAGCTTTTTTAACCGCAACTTGTTTTAACTCTTTACTGTTTACATCAATTTCTTTGCCGCTAAATGTAGCGTAAACACGTTTATTCCAACGGTGGTGACAATTACCACCGCCTTTATAGAACCAAATTGAATAAATATCTGCGCCTTTTGGTCCCCAACCTTCGTTTACCACTTGCGAACCCATTTTAATAATATCTTCTTTACGATATATTTTATTAGCCGCCATCATTCTACGACAAAATTCACGTTCGGCATTTTCAGCGCCAGCGTAAACGTACCGTGTTAAGAATTTAATACCCTCTATTACTTCGTCTTGCTTACTTGAAATGTTCGGTCTATTGTCTCCAGTTGAAACTAAGTTTACAATTTTGCTTAATAAAGACTGTTTAGGCTCTTTAGAAAGCGTTTCGTTCTCTTCGTCGTCCGTATCATAGTCTACCGTAAATTCGTCTATTAGAATTGAATTTTCGGGTTCGTCTTCGCCTAAGTTAATTAACGCTTCAGCTATCTTAAAATCTTTGCTTAGTTCCGTTCCCGTTTCTTCAGCAACTTGTTCTTCGTTTTGCGCGTTTTCTAAATCTACGAACTCCAAAGGTTGTAATGTTTTGAAGAATAACTTTAAACTGATTCCGTTAAAAGCTAAAATTTTGTCAAAAGAATCTATTATCTGGTCTTGAATAGGTTTAATTACCATATTATCGAATAGAATAGAAGCGTTCTTTATTTCATCAGCATTTGAACTAAATCCATTTGCAGAACCTAAACCGAAAAGCAAAGGACTTGTAACGTTATGCGCTAACATAATCTTTTTAACGCATTCCTCACTTAAGTATGTATAGTGTTCTGGCGCATCGTTTAACGGTAAATCGTCTACCGTTGTTTTACTTTCTTGGTTGTTGTTAAATGCAACTATTACTTTTTGACCTCGTGAACCCGTTAATTGACTTAATACTTTGCCTTTGATTATTTGTTGTTGTTCTTCAGTCGGTACACCGTTATTAAAGTTTACTACTTTAGTTCCTGAAAAACCGTTTTGAACTTCGTTAATTAAATAATCAGCTATTTCCTCTTCTAACTTTGCGTAAGGTAACCCACCTTGATAATCAGGCAAAGCGTAGTATTTCATTCCAACCGCATACGGTTTAGAATAAAGTATTTCTACTTGTTCGTTAGAATATCCAAACGCTGGAATTCTTTTAGGTACATATTTCTTTGTATCTTCCCAATTATCTGAATAGTAATACCCTTCTATTTCTCCGTCTTTATTACACTTTTCAGCACGTAACAAATTAACAGGCATATGAAAAGCCTTAAGAATCTTTTTATGCGCCTTGTCGTAGTGAACTTGCATAGCAAATTGACCGAACATTTTACGGTCTAAAACTATTTTACGAATGCAATCAGCGTGAAATAAAGCCATCATTTGAGCGTACTCGTTAGGCTTTTTATTAGCGTCTAACGCACTTAAACCACGACCGTATATTAATCTATTTACATTATTAATTACCGAACTATTAGTAGTTGAATTAACGTACCTATCTATAATAAACTGAAAGTAATTATTATCTTCGCCAAATTCTACCCAAGCATCTCGTTTTGATTCTTGAATTACGGGCGTTGTGTATGTACTTAATTCTAAAACGTGTATGTTATTCATAAACTATAAATTCATTTGTTGTACTGTTTGAAACGTATTGACCGTTATTTACTGTAAAGGTATTAACGTTTTGATTAGTACAAAATATCCTATCTTTATATACTACGACAGCACCGTTAATAAATACTAAATCGTAAAAATGATTTTCTACTAAATTAAATTCAGCTTCTAAAGTATCGTAATAGTCACCTACCGTGTGCGTATATCCAGTTATTTCAGTTGTTACGCCCGTTTGTTCGTCCGTTATTCCAACATAATTAAACGTGTGCGACCTTGGTATAAATACAAAAGTTTGATCGTTTGTTGAAGTATTTAGAATAATCATATATTATAAACGATTAGAGGTCGATTTTGTACCGTAAAACAAAAAACCCCTACCGAAGTAAGGGTTAATTGTATGCAAGTATATGAAGGAAATTATGAAGTAACTATTGTTGCGTCCGTTCCAGCTCCAGTTTCAAATAAAACTTTTAATCCGTTTTCATCTGTTACGTCTAAGAAATTAGCCGGAGAAACTTCCATAGCTTCAAAAGTCAAATTATAACCGTTAAAATCACCTAAAGCCGAACCTGAAGAAACAGTCCCCGCTGTTACGTCAGCGCCTTGTGTAAGTCCCATTAAAAAGAATTGGTCAGTCATTGTTCTAACTACAATTCTTGGACGTCCGTAAGCAAGTAGTTTAACGTTTTTATGCGTTGTAACGTCTTGTCTTTTTAATTGGATAGTAAGTGTTTGTTGAAAGAAAGTAGTACCGTTGTCACGGCTTGAATTAATTGTAGTTTCAAAACTGTTAGCTCCTTTCAATTCGTATTTATACAAGTTTATAGCGCTTGCGCCAAGTGGAGTCCAGTCAGTAATTAAATCCGTGTCCGTTGCATCGTATGTTACATCGTCAGAATTTAAATCGTCGTAGTTTATAAAGTAGATAGCTTTCAACCCCGAAACGGAGTCTTTACATTGTTCTATTCTACCATTTGTTATATCACAGCTCATTTTATTATTTTTTAAAGTTTAACAAAAAAAAAGGTGGTGTATATTGCACCACCCTTATTTATAGTTTTTGGTTTTTTAGTTAGCCGAGTTAACGATTCCGTAAGTAACTACATCTTCAGCGAATCCGTATTTAACGTCTCCCGTAAATCTCATTACCACACGTACATTCATACTTCCGTCAATCAATCCCATGTCAATAATTTTAACTTCGTTCATGTCATTCAACAATCCAGTTGCAAAATGTAAGTTTGAACTTTGAGAAGCCAAACCAGTGTTATTAGCTAAACCGTTAGCAAGGAAGATTGGTAAACCGTC